ATCAGATGATTTTTTTAGGATTTCAATTCTTTTTGTCAGATCGCGTTCTGCCTGCTCCATAGATTCAAACGCTTGTAAAGCCTTATCTGCTTCATCATAAGCCTTGAATTTGTTTTTACCGTCGATGATGATTTTTTTCAGTTCTGCCATGCTCATGATTAACCTACCTTTGAAGCGCAAATGATGATGTCGAGATCGGGGTTTGTGCCGCTGGTTACGGAAGGCCGTATCCAGACCGGGTTTTCTAGTATCTGTTCGCCGGCCGCAGCGGTTTTAGCAATCGCGTTTGCCTGCGGGTCGGTAACAGAAAACCATACGGCATTGCTGGGATCGGTAATAACGCGGGGGTCATTGCTGCCCTGAATTGTAACCGTAGCGTTCGTGCCAAAGTCGCCCAATATCTGAACGCATTTATCATTAAAATCAGCCCTGCGCCAAGGTTGGCCAGTGTCGTTTGTGGTCAGTCCTTCCCATTTAACAATCTGGACATTTCCCAGATTTTCGCTTGATAGTGCAACTATAGCCATTTAGTCCTCCTCTTAAGTTGTTACTTCTGTTACCTTTATTTGACTAACACTCACTCCACCATATAATCTAGCAGCCGAAGCGCCATTAATTGTTGTTGTTCCGGCAGCGCTATTTCCAATTCTTATTCTAAAAGTAGTCGCGCTTGTCGTTCCTGCCGCCATTTCATGCGTGAGCCTAACTTGTGTCGCCACATTTACTGTTCCGATGTACATTGCTGAGGCTGCGAGCGCATTCGCCGTAGCGTCCTGAAACAAAGCAATGGTCATTGTTCCGTTCGCACTTACCGCAAACGTAACCAGAGCATCAATCATAAGCCTATTTGACGCATTTGATGGGGTTATACTAACGGTTATAACTTCAACCCCCTCGGTTATTTGGGGGATCGTATCGTCAGCAGGCAATGTTGTAGTTGATGTGGCAACTGCGCTAGTGATACCTATTTCTGATTTAACGTATGGAATAGTGACCAGATCAATAATGCCTTGCACCGTATCTGTTTTTGGTAAGTTGCTGTCAGAAGCATCATAAAATGTGATCTTGTCTCCGGCGACGATAACTGTGTCTGCTTTTGCCGCCAAATCGACAGGGACTAGATCAAGAATACCCTGCACCGTATCGCGCCGCGTAGTATTGCTGTCTGTCGCGTCAGAAAACACAAAGCTATCTGCTGCTGCAACATCAGCCGCCGTAAAATCGCCCGTAATATTGTTTACTCCAGATGTGGCGAATGCCGTTACGTTATCAGTCGTGCGTACTGTCACTCCAGCGCTGGTTTTCAGCGTAAACTTGTACGCGCCAGAAAGAAACAAAACCCCGCGCCCTGCGCTATCCAGCACAAGAGGGTTTGCGTTGGCAACCGATCCTGCCGCCGTGGTGTAAGTGTCTTTCGGCGTTGTTGTTCCCGCCTCATACGAATAAAGCAACCCACCGTTTAGGGGATCGCCGTTGTCATCAAAAAATTGCACAAAGTGTTGTGTGTATAAAACGGCCATTATTTGCCCTCCAAAAGTTTACGCGCCTCTGCGGGAGGCAGTTTAAGAATTTCTCTTAATGTTGGAATTGGAATGCGCTTTTCTGATGAAACCATTCCGCTTTTTAATGCAACTTCTTTTGCTGCCTGATTTGCCCTACCCATTTGCCTTGCAACGCCAACGGCCTTTGCGCCCTGTTGGACGGCAGCGCCAGCCAGAAACCCCCCAGCACCACCAACCATGCCTCCAGCCGATCCAGCAACGGCGCTTCCAATAGGAACAAGACCGCTGCCTGCAAGTTTTATAACGTCTGTTATAATGCCAGTTTTTGCAGCCTTTTGAATTGCTGCGACCTCTTTGGGAGAATACCCTTTTAATTTATCTCCCCTTCTTAAAAGCGCGGCAAATCCATTTTTCAGTGCTGTTACTGGCTGTTCCCTACTTTGCGCTTTTTCGATTATTTTTTCTATTTCTCGCATCCGTAAAGACGTTGACCAATATTTTCTGGCTTCTTTAATGGCGTTAAATCCTTCTTTCCCGCCATAGACCATGCTTTCATCTGCCTGCTCTATGATATTTCTAAGCTCGCCCTGAAGATCAAGAAACCGCTTCCCTTCTTTTGAAATTTTCCCAAAATTGTCCATTGTTGAATAGGCCATTTCCCCCAGCGCTTCATCAATTTCTTGCGCAGCTCTTAGGCTCATCGGCCTATTTTTCAATGTGTCTATCTGGTCAATTATTTTATATATAGGGCTTTCTCCGGCAAATATTCTTCCTTCTACAGTTTGCGGCCTTGCGTTTAAAACTTTGTTGTAAAATTTATTGGCGACAGCCTCGTTTAATGCACCGCCTTTTTCTTCCGCTAATTGAAATGCTTTGCTACCAGCAGCGCGGATTTCGTCTGAATTTGGTATTATTGTTTTTGTATTTAGTTTGGAAATCGCTGCGCCAGCAATAGGCATAGCGGCACTAAGAACAGCACCAGTTGCAGCGCCTTTTTTGGCTCCAGAAAATTCTTCACCAACATCAGCGGAACCAGCACCATAGACCGCGCCAGAAGCGGCACCGAGAGCGCCAGCTTTTGTGACACGACTCCCGATTCCACCACGGCCAGCCCAATCAGCAATATTTTTTCCGGCTTTTGTGCCCGCAAGTTTTTGCGCCCCTTTTAATCCACCAACGAGGCTTGCTCCGATTGCCAGAGCAGGATCGTCTTTGAATGCTTGCTTTCCAAAACTACTATATAGATCAACGCCTCCTTTGTAAATGTCGGGAATTGACGGGGCTTCTTTTCCTGTAATAGCTTCCCGCACCTCAAGTGTGGCTTTTGTCGGCAATGTTCCAACAGCAGCGGCGATTTTTGGGCCTAGCCCAAATGTATATGCATCTGCACCAGCTGCTCCAATGTTCGCAGCCCTGTTTAATATCGGTGCTTTTTGTGACTGCTTGCCACGCATACCAGCAGCCGCCATTAATTCTTCATCCGACACTTGCGACAAGTCCTGTTTTTGCGGCGCGTTTCCGACCCCGGCTATGGCCATCAATTCTTCATCGCTGTATTGAGAAAGATCGGGCATTAAATCTTCCCCCTCCTTCTTAATTCGTTAATAGCATCGGTGGGGGCTATCTTTGGTGATAGATTATAAGGGGTTTCTTTTGCCGCGCCGAAACTTTCAGGAATTATCGGGTTTGCGTCTGCATATGCATTCCATTGCTGATCTGCACCATTAAGCGTTCCGTTTTGGTTAAAATAATCCTGATAAAACTGCGATTTTTCTTGCGCCCTTTGACCCATTGCGACAGTCAAATCATTCATCATTTTAATGCCGCTTGATGTCATTGTCAGGCTTGGTATGGCCGCATCAAAACGAGCGCCCTCTCTTTCGGTTAAAGCGCCCTTGAGCGGCTCGACTGCTTTTACCCACTGGCCTACGCTTTCGGCCTTAAACATCTCTCTTGCAGCCGGATCGCCTTTGATTAAATTCGGCGCACCCATGCCAGTTAATGCCTTATCTGCCCAATTCAATGGGGTCGCACCAAAACCAGTATATCCTGCCTGACCTTGTAGGGCTTGCATTCTTTGTGCAGATGATTTTGCCGCAGATGCAGATGACGCGCCGGAAACCATCTCATCGACACGCTTGCGGTCTGCCTTTATGCCCTCGTCCATAAATGTTTGTCTTCCGCGTGTGGTTAGTCCTCCGGCTGCGGTTGGCAATGGTGGGGGAGATGTTCTTCCACCGCGCCCATAAAGACCGGGCGTTGTTAAGTCGGATTCGCTTATCGGCGGGAATTGCGAAAAGTCAAATTGTTCATTTGGCTGTGCGGGGGGCAAATCACCAAGCCCGATTTTATCTGAAATTCTTGGCTTTTGGGTAATATCACCAGTCACGGGATTAAACGAAATGCCCCCACTTTTAGCATCTACCCATCTTGCCGCCGCCATTTCTTGTGGTGATAATTCTTGACCTTGCGCGGCCTTCCAAAATGCTTGTTCGCCCATCTTATCGACATCAATTTCCTGCGCCTTGTTGATTTGCGCCTGTTGAAGCTGTTTCCGCAGCATAAATTCTTCAGCTTCCCGATCATAATCAAGCTTGCTTCTTACATTGGTAAAAACTGAAGGATCAAAAGGCATCTAAATTACCCCCATATCGTTGCGCCGCTACCCCTCAACAGAGAGGAAAGCGTTTGTTGCAGCGTATTGTTACGAGCACCGAGGCCATAGCCGCGAATATCACCCATTTCAGTGTCAAGTCCTGCCATACCGCCAGCGGCATTAAGACCCTGACCGGACTGACCGGACAGCATATTGTATCTTTGCAGCTGTTGGCTCATCCAGCGGTTATATGCATCGTTGTATGTCTGATCGGCCAAGCCCTGCCCGTATTCGCTTGCCGCTTTGAGTGCCGCGCCAGATTGCCCCATGCCACGCGCCGCAAGGCTGCGCTCAATGGCCTTCTGACCTTCCGCAAGCCGGAATTGATAGCCCGGGTCTTGCGTCAAATCGCCGGGCTGGAATGTACCTCCCAACGCGCCGGACATAAGATCATTTGAAAGCATCTGGTTTGCCTGTAAGCCAGACTGATTGTAAGGGGACAGTCTTCCAGCCGCCTGATTTCTTGCGGCCAAAAGCTGCGCCTCTATTTCCTCTTGCGTCTTATATTGTTTGTACCCGCCTAGCGCAGTACCCAAATTATTTAACGATAACAAGTTACCACCTCCACCAGTTGCTCCGGTTATTGGCGAACCGCCAGACCCGCCACCAAATAATTTACCCACACCGCCTACGGCCTTACCAATGCTGCCAAGTATGCCAGACCCGCCACCGGATAATCCCGCCAATGCTTGATTTGTGCCGCCTGCCTTTGCGACTTGAGAAAGAGTAGCGGGGCCGAATGTCTTTCCGCCAATACTTCCAAGGCCGGGGACGCTGCCGCCGCCTCCGATATATCCACCAGCTCCACCAAGCGCCGCGCCAAGCAACGCCCCCCTGCCACCGCCGCTAATGCCGCCGCCAATAGCGCCGAGTCCTGCACCAAGAGCTGCCTGACCGCCAAGGCTTGAAATTCCCAGAGCCGTACCAATGCCCGGAGCCAATAGAGAAAGTCCGATTGGGGCTAACGTTTTAAAAATACCGCCAAGTCCACCGCCAAACAATCCACCTTTGGGTTTATTGGCCGAATATTGATTTCCTATGGAATAGTCAATATTCCTCAATTCTTTATAAAGAGCTGGGTTAGATGTCCTGTACGACACATTGGGATCATTCGTTGTGATCCCGTATTTATCGTACGTTGAAAGATACCGATTTAAATATTGTTGTTGCTGACTTTTCGGCAAGCCGGAAAGCTGTTTTCTTTGATATGGAACCAATGCATCAATAGTCGCTGGCATTTAATTATCTCCTATCCTGCCTCACAAATTCCGATAACGCTAAGTGGAACAGTAACAGTCGTCCACGTTGGCACATAAATTCTATTAGTTGCCGCCGCAACCATTCCCGGCCCATCACCAAGGTTTCCGGTTACTGCAAAACAAATTCCGTTGCCTGAAAAAACAAGCGGAAAATTGTCGATATATGTTGATCCTGCCGTGGCACTGGTATTCGTTGCTGGCGTAATGTCCACGCGGAAATAAACAAGCCTGCGGGTGATCCTGTAATAATATCCAGTGATTGTCGGCGTTCCCGTTTGCGTCAGATTGACAAATGTTGGCGTCCAGCTTGTACCAGTGTCGCCCTCAAATATTCCATTGAAAAACAATATCCATGAACGGCTTGCGCGCGATTCTTCATCGGCAATCGGGTCATAAATAGGAGCTGGGCGCACATTACTCATGATAAATATGCGCCTACTATCGCTACTTTTACGGGGTCTGTAACTCTAATCCAAAAGGTCATCTGCTCGGCAATCCCCAAACGTCTAAATGCGACTTTTGTCTGGTATTGCCCTATAGCGCCAATCGAGGCGGTATATTCGTCCGACCATGTACGAGCGCCATCTTTGCTTAGCCGCAAGGAAACAAGTGGGTCTGACCCCTGTCCTGAAGTTAAACCGACCCCTGTTTCAAAGCCGATTTCAAGCTTATTATACCTTATTCTTTTGTCCTCGTCACTTAAATGTGTGAAAATTCTATCACGGGCGATTTCATCACCAGCATCGCTGTAATAGTCCATTGACATTTCGTAAACTTTACCGTTCCGGCGATCCCCGACAATGTGCTTGCCAAAAATAAACATACAGCATGAAGCAAGATGCAGGCTGCTTGTGCCGGAAGATTCTAGATATGCCCTCTCATGCCAAAGACCTGTTGAAACATCATAAACAAGTGTAGTTTCCAGACCGCCGCCCGTTAAAACATAAAAATCATGACCGTCTTCCTGATAAGAATAGGCAGTCATATTTTCTTTGTCGGTGGCCTCACGAATGCGGATTTCAATGGCTTCTGTGGAAACCCGTTCTGGCGAAAATCCCTTGGCACGATAAACAATGCCAACGCCGTCATCATTTTCACCAACCCAATAAACAGTCCCACCATGCTCTACAGCAGTGTGAGGAGCCATTATTCCGAAGGCCATTTCTGCGCCAGATATCTTTTGAAATGGAAAATCACTATCCCCTGTATTTGTCCAGATTTCCGTTGATTTGCTGCCAAAAAGCCAAAGTTGGCCAACTGCACGAATCGGCCTCTTCAGAGTGTCCGGTGCGCTTTCGGCGGTAGCAAAATCAAGCGCAGCCCATGCCGTCCCGTCATTAATGGACGAAATATAAAATTTCCCGCTGCTGTTTTGATTGACAATAAAGTAACCGTCGATATACGTTACTGACCCTGCACTGGGAAAATCAACATCTGAAACAACGGCAAAAGTATCGCCTGAATATGTTAGTGTGTAGCCATCATCACCATCACAGATAAAAAGCTGTACCCCATTTTCATCCATAGAAACATTTCCGGTCGATGTATTTAATGTTCCCCTGCTTGTCGCCGTTCCAGCGCTGTCAACTTCATAAAGCTTGTCACCGGACACGACAAAAGCGCGATCATTCGCCGCTGCAAAGCATCCACGTATCGGGCCGCTGCCGCAGGTGGAAAACAAAGAAAGCCCCGGTGTGCCGTAAAGCGCAGATGTTTCCTTGCCCTGTTCATCAGAAATTGCAAACAGGTTTATGCACCGTTGCGCGTCAAATGGCAGCGATCTTTGTTCATACGATGGGCCAACTAGACCTATTTTCATCTATCCCAGTATCCTGTGTAGATGCTATTT